TCTCCGTTGCCTTTTGTTGCATCGGTGTTGCATTGCAACGCTTTTTGATTCTCTCGATGCTTGCGAGACCTACGTGTACTTGCTGTCTCACTTCCTACCATTTCTGGAACTTGTTCGAGATTAAACTGATAATTGTCTGATGTAGTCAATAGTTTCTTTTTTGTTAAAAACATCAGTGTCAATCTGATTGCTTCTGGATCTTCGTCTATTAAGAGAGAAAGTTCTTCAGCTAGATCCTCTGCCAATCCCTCAAAATATAGTTTTCCTTGTTCTGCCAGACTTGCCAGCATCATTTTTAGGTAGATGATTGTGATTTCCTCTCCCCCAGGAAGCTTTCTCATGAGCTTCATTTCTTTGGAATTAAAAAAGTCATCTTTTAGTTGTAACCAGTAATATCTACGATTCTCAGTTACCATTCATCAAGCCTCCTTATTTGAAAATTTCGCATATTCCTTGTGAAAGAATAGTTTGACTGTTCCTAAACTGCCATGTCTATTTTTTTCAAGGATCAATTCTGTAACATTATCAGGTTCTTCCTGCTCTTCACGATTGTAATAAGCTTCTCGATAGAGAAATGCTACTATATCAGCATCTTGTTCAATAGATCCTGACTCTCTTAAATCTGAGAGCACAGGCCTTTTGTCATTTCGTTGCTCAACCCCACGAGATAGCTGACTTAATGCAATTACTGGAACTTTCAATTCCTTGGCTAATATTTTTAATTGCCTTGAAATCTCAGACACTTCCTGTTGCCGATTTTCTCGGCCTCTACCAGTAATTAGTTGGAGGTAGTCGATTACAATTAATCCAAGACCGCCAGTTTCTTGAGATAATCGCTTGGCTCTAGATCGGATCTCAGCAATCTGAATTCCTGCTGTATCGTCAATATAGATCTTTCCTTTTGCAAGCTGTTCCTGTGCCAGGATCATCCTGCGCCATTCGCTTTCAGATAGATTTCCTGTTCTGACATGATACGATGGAATCAAGCCTTCTGCTGATAGCATACGTTCTACAAGACTTTCTGCTCCCATTTCAAGAGAGAATATTGCCACTGGTTTTCCAGCTCGTATTGCCACATTTTGAGCGATATTTAGAGCAAAAGCTGTTTTTCCCATTGCTGGCCGTGCTGCAAGAATGATCAGATTGTCAGTGTGTAGACCGGTCGTTATATTGTCAAAATCTGTGAAGCCTGTTGGTGTCCCTGTTACATCACCAACACGTTGTGAGCGCTCGTCAATAATTGACTGCGTAGAATCAATTACATCAATAATTGGACGGAAACCAGTCTGCTTGTCATTTGCTATATTTGATAACGCTTGCTCAGTCTGAACGAGTATGTCATTTAGATCTGATTGACCATCATATACGTTTGCTATCGTTTGATTGAGGTCTTCAATAACCTTTCGTGCTCTTGCTTTTTCAGCTACAACCTTGGCATAATGCTCAATGTGAGCACTGGTTGGTACGGCATTTATGAGACTAGCAAGAAATGCCATCCCTCCAATTCGGTCAAATTCTCCTATTGAATCAAGAGCTGATTTAACTGATACGGGGTCGATAGGTTCTCCCTTGTCCGACAAATCTTCCATGATTCCAAAGACAATTCCGTGTGATAGTTTGTAAAAACTTTCTTTTGTGAGGTACTCTGAAGCAATTAGGATTTTATCTGGATCTACAAAAATTGATCCAATTACTGCTTGTTCAGCAAGAAGATCGTGAGGCAGGATTGTATTATTTTCTGCCATAACTAGCTCCTATCTACGATATCCGAAACGCATTGCTTCTCGTGCTTCTTGAATGCGTTGCTGTTCAGCAATCATCTTTTTCAGTTCTCGTTTTGATTCTTTGCATCGCTCGCTAATTGAGCTGATGATGATCATTTGAAATAGGACCACGATGATTAATACTCCGACTAAGATTTCTGCTAACATTTTAATTCCTCCAATATTCTTTTATAAAAATAATTCCTGTGTTATAATTAAGTTATAGTTCTTTCAAAGTGCCTTTCTCAAGGCGCTTTTTTTATTTTTGCAAACTTCGACAGAATCGCTGAACATCTTCCAAATTATAGAGATACTTCCCGCCCTTTCCGGACTGTTGAAATTGAAATTTCCCTTGGTCTCTCCATTCTTCTAGTTTAGTTCTACCCCATCCGGTCGCTTCCTGTAGCTGTTTGATCGGCACCCATGTAGTATGTCTGCTTGATCTACGCTTAGCTTCTTCCATAGCTTTGATGTTGAGTGAAACCAGCTCTTCAAAGAGTTTATCTTTAAATTCAGTTCCAAATAATTCTAGAACCATGTAAGCCTCCTTACCCGACTAAGCTCATCTGTCCATTTCGGGCTTTGATTTCTAGCTTGGTATTTGCTGATGGCTCCCAACTATCCCAATAGTCGAAAGCTTTTTCCTCGTCCTTGCGCTTCAATAAGTCGTAGCGTGGAATACAGAAGTAGTCCTTGAAGTCTTTAGCAGCCTGTGAAAATACGGATTGTGCGAAATGTCGGTCACGGTATGCCTGGCTGTCTTTACCACCTAACAATGCCACGACTTTTTTCTTACGAATTTTTTCCAATGCCAGACAAACCGAAGGGTTGACCGGTTGCTCATTCTTCAGATAATCAACATCGGCTGATAAGATGGACTGTCCTTCTTTCAGCTTTTTCAATTCCTGGAGCGCATGGATCATTGCGTCTTCTACCACTAACTCGGTAGGTTGAATTGTCACTTCATTCATTATTCAAATTCTCCTTCTAAAATGTTGCTTTCTTTGCGGATATCGTTTAGGTCGTTAAAAAATCGAAGCCCTCGGCTGATAAAACTATCAAATTCATTTCGAATGATCCCGTCTGCTTTCAGAACTTTCTCTTCGTCTGCGTAGATTAGACCGCCCATACTTGCTAAAAAGTCATTACCCTTCTGCAATAGGCTTGTGATGTTCTTGTAGGCTGAGATTTGCTTCTGTACACTATTGAGTTGCCCTTGTGATTCTTCAATCGCTCGTGTCAATTCATCGTACTGAGAAGATTTCTTATCGACCTCTTCACGCTGGGCCAATGTGTCAGCAAGTTGCTTTTCGATGAATTCGGAGCGTTCTTCCATTGCCTTAACGGTTTTGGATAGTTCCTTATTCTTTTCTAGCAATTGCTTGTTTAGGTCCTGCGTGGCTTTGTAATCGTCCGGGATGACTTCCTTGATCTTTTCCTTAACTTCGATCTTGGAAGACTTGATTTTCTCGTTCTCAGCCCGTAGGCGTTCGTTCACTAGCTTGCTGAGGTTGAGTTTCTTTTTGACTTCCTGTAGTTCTCGTACCGTCGGATTGTCGCCATCTTCGATGCGTTGAATCTGCTCCTTCCTCTCTTCTTCTGGAAGAGTTGCAATCAGATGAAGTGCTGTTGTTCCTAAATTTCGTAACGTTTCGAAATTTGGAAGTTCTTTTGCTATCTTCATTGATTTACTAGCAAAATCTTTGTCAATTCCAAGGTTAGTGTACCAATCCATGAATTCCCCATGTACCAGATCGTGCTCTTTCACATGGTTCAATCGTCTGCCGATTTCCCAAATCGACTGACCAGCTATTTGCTTGTGATGACTGATTTCGAGTTCTATCTGAGATAGATTATTTGATAAAGCTATTTCGTTCACACGCTTTTTCCTTCCTAAATTTGGTATAATAAAAATAAAACGAGGTGATAGTTATGAGACTAAATCCCGATTGTATTCGAGATATTCTTTTTGTTGTAGAAAATAATGCGACGTATTCAAATGATGTTTCTGAAGAAACGATTTTCAAAGAACTTACTCCAAAATATTCTCGAGAAGAAATCCTCTACCATGTACGACAATGCGAATACAGTGGATTATTCCTCAAAGTAGTACACTATTTTGGAGGCTTCTCCATTGAGGATCTATCACCTTATGGTCATCGTTTCATTAATGATATACGTCAAGATAATAACTGGAGTAAAACAAAGGAAATTGCCAAAAGTGTCGGCTCTTTTTCACTGGATGTTCTGAAAGATATTTCATCACAAGTTATTACCAACCTCATTTCAAATCAACTTGGCGGTAAATTTTAAGTAAACAGTAGCATGGTTGCTTTCAGCCGTGCTTTTTGTTTTGATTGCCTACACATCATTTAATTTTTGGTTATTCAAATAAATGCCGTCTTTTCTTATTTTTAGTTCCTTCATTCTTTTCTCCTACTCCTCAAATTTTTCCCATGACTCATTGATTCGCAATTTTTTGTTAATGCGAAGTTTTAAGTCATCGCTACCTTTTCCTTCTTTGAAAAGTTGAGTTATTGTAGCTGGACTTACACCTACGACAGTCGCTAAGTCTGATCGTGACCACCCTCTTTTTTCGAGAGCTTCCTCTACTAATGAATTCCATCGTTTATGTTGTCGGCTCATCATATTGGCTCCTTTCTGCTTTTTGTAAAACAGTAAAAGAATTAGTTAAAAACTTTATAAAATTCCTTGACATTTTTTAAAATTAATTCTAAAATTAAGGCATAGTTAAAAGACATCTTAAAACCTTTTATCTTTAATGATTCTCGCTCGCCAAAGCTATCATTTTTAAAAAAGATTTTATATGTTGTTTTGCTAACTCTTTTACTTTACAAAAACTATTTTAAAACTAATTCTAATTTTTGTCAATAGTTTTTAGAATTAATTTTAAATATTTTTTGTCGTATCTTAGAAAGGTTGATATATCAATGTTTTCGACGTTCGATAAAATTAAAGAACTTTGCCAAAAGCAAGGAATTTCGCTTAACCAATTAGAAGAAAAACTAAATTTTAGTACAAATTATCTTTATAGTATGAAAAAGGGAAATCCGAAAGCTGATAATCTCCAAAAAATCGCTGATTATTTTAATGTGTCCACCGACTACCTCTTGGGACGCACGGAAAATCCAAACATTGCGAAAGATGGTGATGCTTCTGCACCATTAGACCTCCGAGACATCGCAGCACAATCTATGTTATTTGATGGTAAGCCACTTACCGAAGAAGATATTGATTTTATTACAGCGGTATTGGAGGCACACTTAAAAAATAAATAGAGGTGCATTTATGACTGTAAAAGAGCTTTGCGCTCAAGAGGGTGTAAGCCTATGTTACTTTGACGGGAGCGACTGGCATAGTCCTGGTTTCTTTAATCCTACTTTGAACATTTTAGCGTTAGATATTAATTTGTCAGTTGAAGATCAAAAGCAAGTTGCTTTGCATGAATTGGGTCACAAAGAGCATACTCCTGCTCAATATGAACTAAATAGAGAATACTGTGAACTGCAAGCTGATAGAAGTATGATTCATCATTTGCTGGAAGAAGAATTGAAGTTGATGGATGATGTTAGAGATTTCAATTACCTGCATTTTATGGAGAAATACAGTCTGAAGACCATTGCAAGTGAAACGATGGTCAAAGACGAATATAATTCACTAATTAGTTAAAAAAGGAGAAATACAATGGCTATTTTTGGGAAGAAACACGATGAATCAGAAGAAATTCAACTCTTTGAATCTACTGAAAATGAAAAGACATTTTTCTTTGCTAATCAAAAAACTCTAGTAAGAATTGATGATCATTTCATTCGTATAGCTCGACAAAATACAATCAGCAATGCTTTGTTGCAAGGATTGGATGGGGAAAAATCTATACTACTATCAAAGATTACTGCTTACCAATTAAAAGAACCAGGTAAAACAGTAGGCTATCTTCAGTTGATTTTTCCTGGCAGTCTTGAATCAAAAGGTGGGGTTTTCGATGCTGTGAAAGATGAAAATACAATCACATTCAACAAAGAAGACAAGGCCAAAATATTAGAAATCAAAAATGCTATTGAGAAGGCATTGATAAACAATTAAGACAAACAAAAAAGCCCTGCACTCAACATTTGGGGCGTAGAGTACAGGGATATTGTTAAGGCGTAAAAATAGGCTTGAAAAAGCCCTTTTCACTATGCCTATTGTACCAATAAATGAGGGAAAAGGCAATGGAAATTAAATCTTACAAAAAGAAAAATGGTGATACTGCCTACGGGTTTAGGATTTATGTAGGCAAGGAAAACGGAAAAGATAAGTATGTAAAGCGTCAAGGATTTCCAACCAAAGCAAAGGCACGGGCAGCGCTCTTGCAACTTCAAGACGATTTGGAAAATGGGGAGCGAACAAAAAAAGATATCACAGTTGAAGAGGTAGCAAAGAAATGGCTCAAAGAGTATGCTGACACTGTTCAGGATAGCACCTATATCAAGACTGAAAGGAATATCAAAAATCACATCTATCCTGTTTTTGGGAATCAAAAAATAGCTTCTATCACTCCTCTTCAGTTGCAAGAACAGATCAATGAATGGTCTAGAAAATTAGTGTATGGGCGCAAGCTGAAAGGTCTGATGAATAACATTTTCAAGTATGCCATCCGTTATGGTTATATTTCAACCAATCCTGTTGATAGTGTCACCACTCTTGTCAAAAAAGAGACCGATTCTTCTAGTGATTTCTATGATAAAGATGAGTTAAAAGCATTCATGAAATTAGTGGATGATATGGATGATTTGAGAAAGAAAGTCATGTTTCGTCTTCTTGCGTTCACAGGGGCCAGGAAAGGGGAGATTTTGGCTCTCAAATGGACTGACTGGATAGATAATACCTTAAACATAAACAAGGCCATTACAAGGGGTTTTGAGGGCGAATCTGTGGGGGCTACTAAAAATAAGAGTAGTGTCCGACTAATTAGCCTTGATCAAAGAACAATTGATCTGCTGTCAGAGTATAGAGAAATGAATCCTGCTACCACTTTCATCTTTGAAAGCCCTGAAGGAAAGCCTATTCCAAGTTCACTACCAAGGAAGTGGCTTTTGCAAATTATAAAAGGGACAAATGTCAAGCCTATCAAAATACATGGCTTCAGACATACACATGCCAGCTTGTGCTTTGAAGCAGGAATGACATTGAAGCAGGTCCAGCATCGTCTTGGTCATTCCGATCTAAAGACAACCATGAATGTATACACACATATAACAAAGCAAGCCAAAGATGATATTGGTGAGAAATTTGCTAATTATATAGATTTTTAAATATTTCAGCATCAAGACAGACTCTTTTCAAAAAAGGGTCTGTTTTTGGGTCTGTCCATTTCAAAAAGGTATGGGAAAGAATAGAAAATATAAAAATAAAAAACGTTGAATCATCAACGTTTTAAGAAGTTTTAATAAGTTTCAAAAAGTATATATGGAGCCGGTGGGAGTTTCTAAAACTCAATCATATCGCTGTTTTTAGATTTTAGGGTCTGTTTTAGGTACTGACTTCTAAAACTCCACAAGTTTATTGTTCACATTGTTAGTTTAGCATAGCTTCAAAAAAAGTTCAAGCTTAATTATAAAAGAGATACAGAATGAAGCTATTTAATAGGAAAAAATCTTTTATTTTTTAAAAAAAGTTAATAAAAACTCTTGACTTGATACAACTTTAGTTGTATAATATATACATAAGGTTAAGGAGGAAACCTTAGACAAGGAAACTAAAGAAAGGAAAAATAAATGTTAAAGCGAAGAAAAAAGCCAGTCAAAGCTAAAACGAATAAGCTAGTAGTCAAAATCAACTTGTTCATCATAAGCATTGAGTGGCACATCGAATTCGGATAGTGAGCAATCACTATCCGCCCCAATAGGGGCTTGCTTTAATTATAACAGGTATCGTTATGAAAGTAAAATTTAATGTTAAAAAAACCACAGCTAGAGAAAAACTTGAGTTTATTTTAGGGCTTCTGTTGATCGTGGTGATCATTTGGTTTTTTGTGAGGTAAATATGTTAGTTGATATCAATGCTATTAAACGGCTACTAGAAAATGCCACAGCCTATTCAATTAGTAAAAATTGTGGATTATCCACTCAAGCTGTAGATAAATATAAAAATGGTATTTCTGATATTATGAATATGCGTTTGAAACACGCAATTAAAATGACAGAATACGCCAATCAGTTAAAAAACAAAAAGTGATGGTTATACAATCATCACTTTTTTGATGCAAAAATACTTTATTTATACCAAAATTTTAAAACGATTACCATTAGATATCTATTAAGTGCGGTTAGTTGATTTTACTGTATTTTAGACATGGTCATATATTGCTCAAATAAATAAAAACGTAGTCAGTTGGTTGTGGTTATAATAGACAATCCGAGAGATTGACGTTATAAACACAAAAACCACTAGTTGGGGCTAGTGGTTTTAGAATGAGTAAATCCCATACGTATTTCACTTATATTATATCACATTTTAAAATATACTGCTATCTCTTTCCATTTCTTCCACGACTGCAGCGGTCAGCATCTTCTCAGCTAGATCGCCCTCTTCAATTTCATCGGGGCTATAGTAGTAGTCGATAATCATGCGTTTTTCCATGACTTCGTTATACTCACCTCGCACGACATAAAGGTATTCATCAGTTAGACCCTCTTCGATGTCTGAGGTCAATTCATCCAGCAAGTCGCTATAGTCGTAGCTAAACGTGTAGTTGCCAGCGTCAATCCATGCTTGGATCTTGCAGATTGTTTCAAGCGCTAAATCTTCAAAGCGCTTCTTGCCATTCCTTAATTTTGAGATAGAACCCTCTGAAATTCCTGTAGCCTGCCATAGAGCATAGCCAGAGATGGCCTTGTTCATCAAGACCATTCTGACACGTTCTGTGTTTATAATCATTGAGCGCCCTCCTTTAATAAGATGTTCACATATGTCCTATGAATGTTTCTTGTACCTTTGTTTTTGATTTCTCTTACTGGTTGGGTTTGAGTCAAGTAGTTGTCACCTTGCTTATCTATGATGGATTGAATTCGTTTCTTGAATTCCTCCCAGCTTTCATTCTTGTGTTGAACCACTCTAATGCCTTTATGTCGTGCTGCGATTTCGTTTTCTGTATATTTCATTTTATTTCCCTCTTATCCCAAGGTTTTCAATGCTTCAATCGTGCTTGCTTTAAGTTGTCCATTTTTCTTTACAGCCTCATGTTTGAAGAAGCGACCGTCACCTTTGACAGCGTGAACTTCTTTGTGTGTGCAAACTTCACCTTTTTCATTGAACCAAACTTTGATTTTTTCGATTTCTCCGAAATTTCCTAAAGCTGGAACTTTGCCATTTTTGAAAGTCAATGTTTGAAATTCTTGTTCTGTAACGTAAGCAGTTTGTGCTTGTCCGTTTTGAAGAATTGTGATGATTTCCATTTTTATTTACCAGAGAACTTTCGTTCTCCCTTCCCTTATCTTGATTATAGTATACCATATTGCTTGACGTTCGTCAAGCAATATGGCTAAAAAAATAATGATTATTTTGTTAATATTTTACTTCAAAATATCCGCAATCCTCAAGTGTAGAAAGTCGTTTTTCTACTTCCTCGAATTGATAAGCATAATTTCCACGGTAAATTTCGTAAGTGATGTCCCCTTCGTCTGTTTCAAACTTCAGGAATCCTTCAAAAATTGAGCTGCAGATAACAGGGTCTAGGTCAAGGCCGTTGAATATGATCTCATCTAGAGCTTGTTCTGCCGATAAAACTTCAAATGTTTCTTGTGTGTGGTCTACTTTTAGTATAGCGTTTTTCATTTTTGATTTCCTCTTTTCCTTTATCTTGACTTAATTATAACACTATACTTTGCGTTCGTCAAGTACTTTTATAAAAATAATTAAAGATTTTTTAATCTGGAACTAGTTTCAGGCAAATAAAAAAGCCCTCCCAAAATTGGGAGGGTGTGTATTATTGTAGAGTTTCTGGCCACGGATCATCTGTTGTGTATGACATATTAGTAAATCGTAAATCTCCGATATCTCGATCTGTTGGTACCGGATCATCGAACTGCAAGCGTAACTGGTTATTGTCACCCGGGCCACCCAGATACCAAGTCCCCAAGCGTTGGCCTTTATCATTAGTCATAATGCCAAGTTTTGAGCTTGTAGAACGAAAACCAAGAGGGACACTGTTGACGTTTAAGATCACCACA